GAACCAGAAAAGAAAGAAAAAGAAAAAATTGTTAAGGGTATGAAAAAAGTTACGAAAGACTTTAAGAAAAGATACGGTAAAAATGCTAAAAATGTAATGTACGGTGCTGCTACTAATATCGCAAAAAAGAATAAAGGCAAAAAAGTTAAAGAAGGTATTGAACAACTTACGCCTGAAAACATTGAATTGTTGTTTAGTACTATGAAAGAAATGGCAACAAAACCAGAAATTGTGAAGGCTTTAGGCGACAACGGCTTGGCTGGAGCAATAGATAAAATAAAAGATATGGTTATGAAAGATCAAAATCCACCATCGGGTGTTTCGGGTACTACTAGTCCTGACGGTCCAGATATGACATCTGGAACAAGTGAATAACGGAGTTAGTATGATGTCTAAAGCAAATGCATTTTTAGATACTTGGTTAGCTAAATTAACATCTCGCAAGCTTATGGTTTGGTTAGCTGCTACTGGCTTAACTTTAGCTGGCCATGTCACTAGTGAAGACTGGGTAATTATTTCAGCAATCTATATTGGAGGTCAAACTATTATTGATGGCATCTCTAGATTGCGAGGTTACAATGATTAGAAAACAAATTTTAGAGTTTGTTATATCACACTGGAAAGAAATACTAATAGTTGTATTAGCAATCGTAGTTGTCGCTAAGACGAGGTATGACTACAATCTAATGCAGAAAACATATAAGACACAAATAGAATCTGCACAATCACAAATCGAAGGTCTTAAAGAAATACACAAGCAAGAGATTAAAGAAAAGCAATTGCTTATGGAAAGTCATCTTAAATCAATTGCAGAAATAGAAAAAGACTACGAAGATGCTCTTGATATGATAGACGAGCTAAGACAAGACAAAGCTGGCAAATACAGGAATAAGTTTAATAGTGATAGAGAAGAACTAATTAAAGATATAGAATCTAAGTTTGGTATTGAGTATGTTCCTTAAGTTATTACTTCTGTTGACAATGACCGCAAATGCCACAGAGCCTGCGAAGTTTACCGTATTAGAATATAAAGCCCCAGCACCCTTTGCTGGTGTTTTGTTTGACGAAAATGCAATTGCAAAGGTGTTGTCAGGTTATGATATAGCATTATACTCTTGCGAGATAAAAACAGAGTATGAACTTAAAGTCCTAAGAGAAGAATACGAATTTAAATTAGAGAATTTAAAAATAGAACACAATGCTTTAACAAAAGAATACGACTTGTTTATAATGGAGAAAGACAAGGAAATAAAAGCACTTGTAAACTCTCTAGAAAAAACAGCACCAAAATATAAATGGTGGTGGTTTGCTGGAGGTGTTGCTGTGGGAACTGCCAGTGCATATAGTGCTTACAAGGTATTTAATGAGTAATAAAGATTTCGATCAAATCGCCGCAATTGAAAAAGCAATAAAAGAAAAGTATGGTGACGATGCTATAACAAACCCAAAAGCATTTTGGGATGAAGATAAAGAAAAAGATTATCTTCAACAAATGAAAGAGTTTTATGCCAAGACTTCCAAAAATTTAGAATGGGAAGATAAAATTGATGTAAATGGTATAAAGGTTAGCAAAAAACTACTTAATAAAGAACCTCGTAAAAATTGTCCTGTCTGCGGAATTTTTCCAAAGAAATCTATGGATGATGTCTGTCTAGTTAAATTTGATTGTTGCTACAAATGTTTCATACAATATGTCGAAGGCAGAGAAGAACGATGGCTAAAAGGATGGAGACCAAATGAAAATCAATAAGCAAAAACTAAAACAAATTATTTTAGAAGAAGTTGATAAATTAAGCACTTCTGATTTAGGACAACAATCAGTTGATCAAAGAAAAAGAATGCGTCAAGGTGGCATTGATGATAAGGAGCGCGCCGCAATCGCGAGGGTTTCGCAAAAGTTAGCATTAGCTGCAAAATCTGGAAACATTTTAGGCGGCACTCTAGTTAGGCGCCTTGAACAATTGGATGCAGAGCTTGATAAATTCCTAGGTTCTCCGCCGCCAAGCGAGCCTACACAACAAGGACAGCCTACACAACAAGGAGCACAAGAATAATGGCATCAGTTTATGAAATAGTACAAGGGCTTACACAGGCCGCAGCTAATGCTTATGATGGAGCATTAGACGAAAATAACGAACTCCTCAAGATCGGTTTAAATCGTGAAGAGGGTGATATGTTACACGATAAAAGAGTTATGGATGGTTTTAAAATCCGTTTTGCTGGTAATATCATGAGCCTGACTTACATGTCAGAAGTTCAACTCAAGCAAGTTCATGAAACTGGGTTTGAGAACGAAGTGCAATCTACCATATCAGAGATTGTTAAATTCCTTAAGAAAGAATATAGAAAGATTACTGGCAGCTCGGTAACTTTAACTCAAGTTGAAGAAGCCGATATCAGAGTAGAAAGCACTTCCAATGTTCGCTCATTCTTAACTGCAATACAAAACTTCACAGTGGGTGGCTTAGACGAAGCTATGAACAATGAAGAAGGCTCGAAAGCTCCTAATGAGTATTGGCAAGACTTCATGTCGCAAGGTGGCTGGACTGGCGATGGCGGCAAGAGACCATCAAACGATACCAGAAAAAAGGAATAGCACAGTGAAAATTACCAAAAAACAACTTCGTAAAATTATTCTTGAAGAATATATGAAAGAAGAAAACCTTACTGAGTATAGCGAAGAAGCCGAAGAATTAATCAGAAAGATGATAGGTGATGATGAGTACAATCGTCGTCGTGCTCTTGAAATGCCAAAAGATAGAAACGACGGAAGCACTGCCCCAATGTATAAAGGAACCGATGCTGTTGAGGAACAGATTGCAGCCTTGGTTCAAGGTATGGAACCAGATGATGTGGCTGAGTTGTTTCAATCTGTTTTCTCTAGACTTCCCGGTGTGGAAATGCAAGATGATGAACAAGAGCCGGCTACCCTTTACGGTGATCCAAGGGCTGATGGAAGGTCACCAATCACACTTGGTCCTGTTAGAGAAGATTTTGATTTAGCTGCTCTGCAAGAAATGATTCGCACTATGATCAGGGATGTATGAGTTTTGAACTTACCAAAAAACAAAAGTTTCAAGAAATATTAAAGTGTGGTAAAGACCCTGCATACTTCTTGAAAAATTATGCCCGTATATCACATCCGATGCACGGGCTAATCCTTTTTGATACATATGACTTTCAAGATACTTTATTAAATGATTTTAACGATTACAGATTTAATATTATTTTAAAAGCAAGACAGTTGGGTATTTCAACAATCACAGCCGGCTATATCTCTTGGCTCATGCTTTTTCACAAAGATAAATCTATTCTTGTCATGGCAACAAAGTTTGCAACAGCAGGAAACCTTGTCAAAAAAGTCAAGAGTATTATGAAAAATTTGCCTGAGTGGATCCGTATAGCTACTATCTCTGTCGATAACAGAACATCATTTGAGTTATCTAATGGCTCTTCAATTAAAGCCGCATCGACCTCTGGAGATGCTGGTCGTTCTGAAGCACTATCATTGCTGGTTCTCGATGAGGCCGCCCACATCGAAGGTCTAGAAGAGTTGTGGACTGGTCTATACCCTACACTATCTACTGGTGGTCGCTGTATCGCACTGTCAACTCCTAATGGAGTTGGTAATTGGTTTCACAAAAATTGTGTTGATGCTGAAACCGGAGCGAACAACTTTAATCTTACAACACTGCCATGGGATGTGCATCCTGAAAGAGATGAAGAGTGGTATAAGAAAGAAACCAAAAATATGTCTAAAAGGCAAATTGCCCAAGAGTTGGAATGTAATTTCAACACTTCAGGTGAAACTGTAATCGATCCTGATTGTATGGAATGGCTTTTATCAAATGTGTGTGAACCAAAATACAGAACTGGTTTTGATAGAAACTTTTGGATTTGGGAGGAGTATGATCCGACTTGTAATTACCTAATGGTGGCTGATGTGGCTAGAGGTGATGGTGCTGACTATTCAACATTTCATATGGTTAAATTAGAAACACTACAAATAATTGGCGAGTATCAAGGAAAACCAACTTTAGATATGTATGCCAACATGCTTAATCAAGTTGGCAGAGAATTTGGTAATGCAATGTTAGTAGTAGAAAACAACAATGTAGGATTTTCAGTTCTCGATAAATTAATTGAAGCAAATTATCCAAACTTATATCACTCAGTTAAATCCACACATGAATATATCGAGCAGTATCAAGCAGAATATAGAAATTCTGCTGTTCCCGGTTTTACAACCTCTTCTAAGACTCGACCTCTTATAGTAGCGAAATTAGAAGAGTTTATTAGAAATAAACTAATTACGATATATTCTTCTCGTACTATTAACGAGATGAAGACTTTTATTTGGAGGAATGGTCGCCCACAAGCTATGAAAGGTTATCATGATGATTTAATTATGGCACTTGCAATTGCATGTTGGGTTAGAGATACAGCTATACAGAATAGTGCTAGAGACTTAAATTATCAAAAAGCTTTTGTTGATGCAATCATAACTTCTAAAACAACTATGAATACACAAATAAAAGGTCAAATAGGATACAAAAAACATGAATCTTTTGATAAACTTAATGAAGCAAAAAGTATTTATGACCAATACAAATGGATTATAAAGTGAGAAAATAAATGGCAGAAAACAAAAACAATCCCAGAAATAACCAATCACAACTGTTCAAATCACTGACTAGATTATTTTCGGGTCCAATAATTAATTATCGTTCACAATCTGGACGAAGAATCCGTAGACAACACTTAGATAAGTTTTCCTCTAGGTTTAAGTCAGCATCTGGTCAACAGTTTAAGAAGACCCATTACAGCCCCCTCGATCAAATTGGTGCAAATGCGATTGCTAACCAGAGAAGATCAGAAAGATATGTAGACTTTGATCAGATGGAGTATACTCCTGAGATTGCATCCACACTTGATATTTATGCAGATGAGATGACAACATATTCTGATCTCAGGCCGATGTTAAATATACAATGCCCCAATGAAGAATTAAGAGCAGTATTAGCAATTTTATATGAAAATATTCTTAATGTTGAATACAACCTGTTTGGCTGGTCTAGAACAATGTGCAAGTACGGTGATTTTATGTTGTACTTGGACATTGACGATAAGTATGGTGTACAGTCTGCAATCTCGTTACCACCTCAAGAACTTGAAAGACTGGAAGGTCAAGATGCAACCAATCCAAACTATGTCCAATATCAGTGGAA